TTCTCAATTGCAATTATACAGGAGTAATCTGGAACCCCTTTTGAATGAAAGGGCCAGGTTACTGGATATTGGCACCAATGATGGTAGACCAGCTGCCATCATTGATAATGCCCGTATGGGCTTATTGCGCAGCACTACTAACATTTCCACTTCTGATTTAATAGTCAGTTTGGTTAATGTTATTAAGCATCTTGGATTGCGTGCAACCGCAGGCCCAGATGAAGCCGCAGTTCATGAAGGTTCTATAAGGCAGTATTCTGCTAACCTTTTAGGAAACATCAAGTCCCGCATTCCATTCCCTGACCCTGATTTAGGTGAATGGGGAATGGAACCTGAGGAGAATGATGATTTCTAAAAGGGCCACATTTTAGAGCAAACCACCTGAATGAGTGCTCCAGAAATATGCAATGCATATCGTGGTTATGTCTTCTTCCAATGGAAAAGATGCTGCACCGCAGCAACCGCCTCCGGGGTCTTACCCGGCAGAGCCAAGCATTGCACCTCCACCATCGGTGGTTTCCACGTCTGTTGCTGTTAAGCATCAGGTTGATGAAATTTTAGCTTCAGCCAATATGGTTGCTGCTACTTTTAAAGGCAAACCCAGTCTCGTTGTCTTTAAAGAAGATTGGGTTCTCGTTGAAGAGAAATTAAGGTCTCTTCAGCAGCAAACTGGAACTACTGTTCCAGCTTCTGAACTCGCTGAGCTCCAACGGGAGCTCTCAGAATTACGTCTTAAAGCAAATGCCTTTAAGGATGAGAATGAGCGTATTGCTTATTCCCAGCAAGCATTAAAAGATTCGCTTAAAATAGCTGAGTCTAAGCTTCAGGCAGCACGTTCTGAAGCTGAACATACTAAAGCCAGCCTTGAGAAATCTCAGGCTGACTTGAAAGTTGCTATGGCTTCTGCCCAAGCTTCCAAAAAGGAGCTTGAAAAGACCATCTCCACTGCCAGGAAATCTGGTGATGCAGAGGGTCTTGACAAGCTTCTTGATGAGAAGCGCCGCATGAGCCAAGACATTAATTCTCTTAATTCCAACTTGCAGGTTCTCAATACTGAGAAGAAATCTGTTCAAGATCGCTTGAAGCGTTATGAACTTCAAGTCTTGGAATTGACAAATGAATTGAATCTGGAAAAATCCCGTCAAGCTATTGCGTCGGGAAAACCAGGAACGTCCTTTGCTGCTAAGGCAAAGGCGATGGGCACAGAGTCAGTTAGACTCTTTAATGTCGCCCATACGAATTTGTCTTCCCTTGCAAAGGAAAGATTTGAGAAGGTGGCTTCCAACCCTGTTGAGGATGAGAAGAACACCGTCTTTTGGATTAAGGCAGCTCTCGATGCCACTAAACACTCTGTTTATAAACCCTATAAACTGGTGTTTCATGGCCTCGCAGACGACCTGAAAATTATGACACACTCGTCAAGGAAGTTATTTGATCCTTTCTTGATTGCTGTGCGTGATTCTTTGTTGCCCACAGGGCAACCTCTCACCCTGGATGAAATGTCCGAAATGCTTTCAGCTATTCCGCCTGAAAGCATTAAGCTCAGTAAGGAGTATCGGGACAAGGGATTCAAAACCCTCGCCGACCTCCCTGAAAATCCTGAGTCAGGGCATTTCCCTCATGCATCAGATTTACCTTTCCGGAATGTTGCCGGAAAAACCACATTCGCAGAAGAGGCCAACAAGAAAGCCAAGCCTCAGCCACCTCCTAGCCCGCTCAAAAAGAAGCGGACTAAAAAGGAAGCTGAAGAAGAGGCATTGTTGGAGACCGATCCAATTCCTGAACCAGATGATGGGGAACCCAGTGGGGATGACACCCCAATAAGTCTCTGGTTGAGGATGCGTCAATGGTTTTTGGTACAATTTGACAACATGAATTCTCGGGTGAGAAATTCACTTCGAAAGAGACCATCCAGATTGGCTCGTTACTACAAACTAGCCACTGGTGGATTCTTTCACAAAATATGTTTAGTGCCATATTCATGGTACATTTGGGCCTTTCCATGAGTTTTTAC